GATCCGGCGTCAGTTGAAATCTCGTTCCGACAAATTAAGGCCAAAACAAAAGCCGAAGAAGGAACCTCCATCCGAATTACCTTCAGACAAACAACAACAGGGGGATTATAAGGGGGAAAAACCGAATCCTTGTCAAGACAAGTTTTGACTGATACCATTACCGCATGAAAATCAATCCGAAACAAGAGGCGTTTTGCCAAGCCTACGCGAGCGGACTCTCGATCACGCAAGCCTATGTCAAAGCAGGTTACTCCGAAAAGGGAGCCGGTCAAAGCGGTGAGAAATTACTGAAAAATGCTGAAATAGCCAAGCGGGTGGACGAACTCCGCGCCAAAGCTGTGGCAAAAATGAGCTACAAGCGCGAGACCTACATCGAAACGCTCCGCGAGCGGTTCATGGAAATGCCACCGGAATCGGCGACCTGCGCGAAGTATGGCGAGATGCTGGCCAAGGCGATGGGATGGAACGAACCGGAGAAGATCGAGGTCGCCGGGGCCATGGACATCAACATCCGCATCGGTGGCGCTTAACATCGACATCGTCCCGCGCCCGCAGTTGGCAGGCTACCTCACGCGCAGCCAACGCTGGGCCGTGATGGTCCTACACCGCCGTGCTGGAAAATCGTTCGTCTGCATCCAAGACCTCATCGCCAAGGTCTTCACGCACAAGCGCAGCGGGCCTCCGCTCCGTTACGCCTATGTGGCTCCAACCCGCGAACAGGCGAAGGACATCGCGTGGAAATACCTTGTCCAGTTCACCTCGCAAATCCCCGGAGTGGTCATCAACAAGGCGGATCTCCAGATCACATTTCACAACCAGGCTACGATCCGGCTCTACTCCGGCGAAGCCTACGAGCGCCTGCGCGGAATCTACCTCGATGGCGTGGTGATGGACGAGGCCGCTGATCTCGACCCGGCTGCGTGGGACAATGTCATCCGGCCAACGCTCACCGACTACCAAGGCTGGGCAACATGGGTGGGAACACCCAAGGGACGAAACATTTTCTGGAAGATGTGGAATCGTGCCTGCGCGGACAACGACTGGTTCACGCTCATGCTCAAGGCGAGCGAGAGTGGCATCATCCCGCAGGATGAACTTACGGATATCCGGCGCGGCACGACCGAGAACGCTTTTGCACAGGAATACGAGTGCAGCTTCAACATCGGTCGCCCCGGCGCGATCTATGTGCGAAGCCTCGAAAAGGCCCGCGCCGAGAAGCGCATCACCAACGACATTCTCTGGTTCAAGGAACTGCCGGTCTACACCTCATGGGATGTGGGCGCTCCGCTCAACCAGAAGGTCTGGGTGTGGCAGATGGTTGGCGACCGCATCAACTATCTGGATGCGCTCTCTGGGAGTGACGAGTGCAAGACGCCTGCGGACTGGGCTGCGAGGCTCAAGGACAAGCAGTATGGCTACGGTGGACACTTCATCCCTCACGATGCCGCAGCCGAAGTCGGAGGACTCTGGCAGGAGGCGCTCGCACGCAGCGGGCTGACCGGCGTCATTCCCGTGCCTCGGCAGATTTCGGTATGGGATGGCATCAACCTCGCGAACGATGCGTTCCCGCGCATTTATGTCAACGAGGCCGGATGCGCGGACGGCATCGAGGCGCTTGATGCCTACCACTCCAAGGAGGAGCGCGATGGCGTCACGATCAAGGATGTGCCGGTGCATGATTGGTCATCGCATTTCTCCGATGCGTTCAGTCTCTCGCACCAGGCTATCAAGCGTGGGATGGTCATCGACCGCTCCGCGATCCCTCGGAAGGCCGAACGACATGAAGCAACCAAAGTCGTGGCAGGATTCCGGGGTGGGGGATTCGGGAAGGTGCGCCGGTGAAACGCGAACTGGAACTCCAAATCCTCGACTTGTATCGGCGCTACCCGCAGCCGCGAACCTTTGCCGAGGAAGTCGAATTCACCGCATGGAATGGGGTCGTGATCAACACTCAAGACTTCTTCATGCTGGCCCGCCCGGTGGACATTCAAGACCCGCAGGAACGCTGGCGCGATGCGGCTCACGCATACCACAGGTTGTGCCAAAATTGCTGGCTGATCACAATATATTGTGGTATCAGTCAAAATAATCCTTGCAACTTTGCTCCGTATACACTTCCCTACATCGCATGGAGTCGGCGAGACCGCCCGCTCCGGATTTACGAAACCTCGAAACTCCTACCGCGATGCGACTCACTGACCACCAAGAAAACCCAATCCTGTCACCCTGTTTAGCATGGTTCGGCGGTGGTGGACGCAAAGGTCCAAGCAAGCAGGAGCAGCAGGCCGCGCAAGACCAGCAACGCCAGATGGCAGAGGCCGCAGCAAAGCAAGCCTCCTACCAGCAAGCCACATTAAGGGCGAGCGAGAAACGGTCGGCAGATGCACTTGCTGAACAAAAAAAGCAGAGCGAGATTTTATTGAAACAGGCAGCAGATAATAAAGCATCGCAAGATGCTCAGATCGCGGAAATGAAACTCCAAGCTGAGGCCAACAAACCAGCGCCTGCCGCGCAGGTTGATCCCGGCAACCCGCAAGCCGACATGGCTGCGGAAGTGGCCAAGCGCAAGGGACTACGCAAATCCATCCTCGCAGGAGAATCCGGACAATCGCCCATGACGACCGACTACTCGACCCTCGGTTGATGTTGTTTTGACTGATACCAAATGACCGGAAAGAATCCCGAACTCGCCGACAAGGTTCTCCAACGACATTCGGAGATGGTCCATCAGCGGGCGACATGGGAGTCGCTCTGGGAGGACATCGCGAAGTATGTCATGCCCCGCAAGGCGACGATGTTCACGCAGACGACATCGCCAACCACCGACGACGAGGCGCAACTCTTCGACGCCACCGCAGTCCGGGCAAACATGATTCTGGCCAATGGCCAACTCAGTTGGATGACCCCGCTCGAAAGCCGGTGGTTCAGTCTGGAGCCGCCGAAGGCGATGGAAAGCGAGGACGAGATTGAGCAATGGTTCAAGCGTTGCACCGAGGTCATGCAGGCCGAACTCTCTCGCAGTAATTTCTACACCGAGATTCACGAACTCTATCTCGACCGTGGTGCATTCGGCACGGCGGCAATTCTGGTCGAGCAGGGGAAGAACAATTCCCTCAACTTCACCAAGCTCGACCTCGGATGTTTCGCGATCTCCGAGGACGATGAAGGCTATGTGGACACGCTCTCCCGTGAATACGAGATGACAGCACGGCAGGCCGCGCTCAAGTTCGGAGTCGAGAACCTCACCGACTCGATGAAAGAGGAACTGGAGAAGCCTAACTCCAACCGCAAGTTTTCCTGTGTCCATCTCATCGCTCCCCGTGGTCCGGGTGAGATCGAAATAGGCAAGCGAGACGCTGAGAACAAGCCCTACGCCAGCGTGTATGTGGACAAAGCGAGCAAGCATGTCTTCCTCGCTTCCGGGTTCGATGAGCAGCCGTTTTTCGTTACTCGCTACCTCAAGTGGAAGAACTCCGAGTGCTACGGCTACAGCCCAAGCTGGACTGCGCTGCCGGAATGCAAGCAACTCAACTTTCTTGAAAAACAACTCGACTCGCTCGCCGAGATTCATGCGTTCCCTCGCATCTTGATCCCCGCCGGGTTTGATGGAGATATCGACCTCCGCGCCGGTGGCGTGACCTATTTCGATCCAAACAACCCGCAGGCTACGCCGAAGGAGTGGGGAACCGGCGGGCGCTACGACATCGGCGTCGAGCGGGCCGAACACAAGCGCAAGGCGATCAATGAAGCCTTCCATGTGGACCTCTTCCAGATGTTCGCCCAACTCCAAAAGCAGATGACCGCCCGCGAAGTCGCCGAGCGTGCCAGCGAGAAGCTCATCCAATTTTCCCCGACCTTTGCTCGACTCACGACAGAGCTATTCAATCCGCTCCTTCGCCGGGTCTTTGCGATCTTGGCCCGCGCTGGCAAGTTCCCACCACCTCCGCAGGCGCTCCAGATGATCGGCGTCATCCCAGAGCCGGATGTTGCCTACAACTCCCGAATCGCCCTTGCGATCAAGAGTCTCGAAAACGCCGCATTCATCCGCACCAGCGAGATGCTCCTGCCCTATGTGCAGATCAAGCCGGAGATGCTCGATAATTTCGATTTCGACGAGATCACCCGCGACATGGCCCGCAACGATGGACTGCCTGCCCGCTGGCTGATGGATGAAGACATGGTCGCCCAGACCCGCGCAGCCCGCGCCCAAGCCCAACAGCAAGCCATGCAGGCACAGCAGATGGAGCAGGCCGCAAGCGCCCTCGGCAAGGCGGGCAGCGTGAAACAGGATTCCGCCCTCGCTGGCATGCTCCCCGGCATGATGGGACAAGCATGATGGCCCCAGAAGACAAAGCCGCAGCCCTCCGGCGTGAGCGTGAGCGCCAGAAGATCACCAACGCCTACCACCGTGTCTTCGGCAACAAGGATGGCCAGACCGTCATCGACGATCTCAAGACGCAGTTCGCCACCAACTCACAGGTCTTCCTGCCTGGTTATGATTTCAACCCCGTGGTTGCCGCGCTGCGTGACGGTCAGCGAGGCGTGATCCTGCACATCGAGGCGATCCTCCGCAGGCCGGTCATCGCAGACGGCGACATTGAGACTCCCAAACGCAAAGTCAAAAAATGAGCAAGAAAACCGAACCCAAGAAAGACATCCCGCCTGCACCGGAAATGGAGCAGATGCTCGGCGACAAGACGCCCGCCTATGTTGAGTGGATGCGCGACCACCACCCGCAGGAATTCGCGATCCGCTACGCCGGACGCCGCACCCATCTCGGTTACCACCCGCACCCGTAAGCGTGCAGTTTTGACTGATACTATTTATGGAAGACACCATCGACACCTCCTCCGAGCAGAGTCTGCTCGACACAGGAGCCGACAGCACCAACGCCGCAGCGCCAGCCGCTTCGGAGACGACAACCACCGCGCAACCCTCGACTCCTTCGACCGGATGGGTAAACCCGGACGGAACATTCGGAGACAAGTGGCTCGATGCTTTGCCAGAGGATTCCGCTGCGTATAAAAACTCCGTCAAGAATTTCAAAAGCGTTCCCGATTTGGTGAAGGCGCTTGGAAATGCGAATGCGCTCATCGGGAAAAAACTCGGTGTGCCGAATGAGAATTCCTCGCCCGAAGAACTCGCCGCCTTCCGCCGAGCCATGGGTGTGCCGGACTCGCTGGAGGAATACAAGTTTGCTCCAGACGCTCTACCGGAAGGCATGACATGGAGCAACGACATGGCGAAGCCATATGCCGAGATCGCCCACAAGCACGGCATCCCGCCTTCGGCCATGAAGGAACTCGTCAACCAGCATGCCCGCACCGAGGCGTTCAAAATGGAGGCGATCCAAGCCACTTTTGAAAAGCAACGCACCGAGGCTGTGCAGACGCTCCAGAAGGAGTGGGGGAATGATTTCGGGAAGAACATCGGACTCGCCAAGCAGGCCGCAAAGATCGCTGGCGTGGATGCGAATTCACACGGGTTCAGCGACCCGGAGGTCGTGCGTGGATTCGTTCGCATGGCGCAAATGATGAGCGAGGACAAGGTCGGTCGCTCCATGGGCGGCACAGAGTTTATGACCGGCGCAGCACGCGCCAAGGACATCATGTCGAATCCCGACAACAATTGGCACAAACGCTACATGGAAGGCGACCGCGAGGCCGCTGCGCTCGTCACCTCCCTGCTCAAGCAGGGATGAATTTCTGCGGGGTAGTGAAAAGGTATAACACCAGTTTCATAATCTGGAATTCCGAGTTCGAGTCTCGGCCCCGCTATTTTTTTTTGAAAAAAAGTTTTGACTGATACCGCATCGGCGGTAATGTCACCTTCGTCAGAGCAGACAACTCCTTTGTGAATCTGCTCCCAAACCCCGATCCGACGATCCGCAAGGACAACCGGCAAGGACAGGGAGCAACCATCAGTTTCGACT